GAGAGTGTCCGAATCCAACACAAACGACTGATAATCCTCTGCCGGCAACAAGTTGAGGGTGATTGTTGTGCGGCCTGGTACTGCTTGAATGGTGCGGCCCGTTATCACACAGTTTGCTGTGACCTGTGAACCGCCGGTTGGTGTGTAGGTCACATTGCATGGTTGGAACAAGCCGGTTGATGCGCCTAACAAGTTTTTGAGGGTTGTGGCTGCAGCCGCACCGTTTGTTGTTTCCAATAACTCGATGCTGGTTGTTAGTTGTTGTGGGCTGTAACGCGTTGTGCCTTGTCGTTTTGTCCAAAATTCTGCCGCCTCAAGTGCGCCAGCGTCTGTTGCTGTGTCGGTTTCCTCAATGTTGCCGGTGCCTGTGTATGTGCGTGTTCTTGAACCGTACGAATAGCCGGTGTCGGTGTTTGTTGATGATTGTGAGGTGACACCGCTAATGCCTGATTCGATTGTTGCTTTGTTTGTTAGTTCGTCATGGTTGAAACCTGCAATCACGCGGTCAAATGCCAACGTTGTGCCGGTTGCGTTTTCGCTGAATGAGAACGTTTGCCGGTATGTGCTGCTTCGGGTCAAATGCCGGCACACCGCGAAACCTTTGTATTCAATGTCTCCTGAGTTGCCGACAACGTGTGTTGGTACGAACACCGAGGGATAGCCGCCGAACATTACTTGGTTTAACAAATCGAGCGTTGTCACGTTTGTTGCGTCGGCAACCTGTAGAACTGCCGGGTATGAGGTTGTGCTGGTTTCTGAGTAGTCAACGAAATCAGGCACGATGTCCCATGTTGGTTGACCATATTTTGGTAGTTGTCCGTTGTTGCCAAGCAGAGCAGCGCCAAAAGGGCCGAGTGCTGTGTTTACGCCGTCAACATAGTTGAATTGCAAGGTGCTGCCAGACACGCTAAACGGGTCGCTCGATGACAAGGTAACCCAATCACGGCATGTCATGTTGACAGTTGAGTTGGTGCCGTTGTCTTGAATGTCAATGTTTGACACAAAGCCATGAGCAACTATTGCGGTTGAATCGTTTGAAGGCGTTATTTGTATCGCTTTTGACAACCAATCGGTGTTTGCGAACGTGCCGCTGCCGCCGCCCTCAGCTGGTGTGAAATCTCCTGAATCGTTGTCAAGTGTCAACACGATTTGTGTTTGCGTAAACCGGCCGATGTTGATATTGCAGCTGATTTGGAAACCTTGCGCGTAACTTGTCAAATTGGTTGTTGTCGTTGCATCAACCAGATCAATGCGCCAGCCGGCGAAAATGTCCATTGCTACAACCTTGAGGTGTCCGTGATTGGCACCGCGATTGAGCCGTTTTGTCGTGCAAAATCTTGCAAACCTCTGATGATATCATCGGCGTTTGTGCCGGCCGGCATGTAAATGCCGCCAACGTTGACAACGCTTGTTGCGTTTGATGATATGCCTTCGCTGTCTGCGAACGTTGGTGCTTCGATGCCAAGGCCCGGCAGGTCTTGGAATGTTTGTGGTACGTCAAGCACGCCACCAAGATTGATAAGGTTCCCCATCAGCGTGTAGGCGCGTTCAAGGTCGCCTGTGTCAATCTCGAGTTTAAGAACCTCAAAGAACGCATCAGATAGATCTTCGCGTGCTTCGCGTAAATCTCTTAATGCTTCGTATGCTTCGTTTTGTGCTTCTTCCCATTCTTTGGTGCCTTCTTTGACACCAAGCAATTTTTGTTCAATTTCTTTGAGATCTTCAATGAATTCGTCGGTTGCTGCTTGCCTGTCCAACGATTCAAAGAAACGGTCAAGCCGTGTTGTGGCGGTTTGCAAACCTTCGTTCAAAATGTCTGTTTCGACGTTGACACGACCAAGCGTGCTTTCCCATTCATCGCCGGCACGCCGCACACCATTGACTGAATACTTGAGTGCGTTGGCTGCTTTGGTTGCCTTTTCACTTTCATAGTCAAGCGCCCGCAACGACTTGTTTGCAAGGTAGTCAACTCTGTCTGATGCTGTTTTAACGTCATCAGAGAATTTTGGCAATGTAGGAATGTCAATGCCCGGAATCAGATTTATTGCTCGAATCAATAAATTGATGCCATCAATTGCGCCGTTGATCATCGTTTTGATAACGCCCCACGCTTTTTCAAATACCCATTTGAGGAAATCAACGGCTTTGCCAAGAATGTTAAACTTGATTTGCAACATAACAATTGCAGCGATGATTGCCACGATGATGCCGATACCTGTAGCAACCCACAGCGCCGTAAACGAGCCGGCAAGTACGGTGTTCAGCGTGGTGGTGATGGCTTGCACCGTGTTGTAGATTGCCATTGCGGTGTTGAGCGCGACGATTGCGCCGGCCAACGTGCCAACGACTGCCCCGATAATCAGGATTGCCTCGGTGTTGTCACCAATAAAGTTTGCCATTGATTCAAGGATTGGTAACAATTGTTCGAGCACAGGCAACAGGGCCATGCCGATTGCTTCTTTGGCGTTGTCCAACTCGATTTTCATGAGTTTGAACCGGCCTTCGAGCGTTTCGGTTGAGTCTTGTGCAGCGCCACCGAACGTGTCTGCCAACTGTGCCATCACCTCGTCGGCTGACGCACCGCTCGCAATCATGTCGGTCAGCGATTTGTCAAGTTCTTTGAGTGGCCCGACTTCGCCCTGTATGCCTTCCTGCAACGCTTCGGTAACTGTTTCAAGGTCTTTGCCGGTTGCCGCTGCAACATCGAGCGCCAGAGTCATCAACTCTTGTGCTTCGGTAACGTCGCCTGTGGCACGCACTAAATTGGCGAACGCCGGCCGAAGTTCGCTATCGCTTACCGCTGCGGCTTTTTCGGTTGACGCAATGTATGTTTCAACCGCTGCGACCTGTGCTTCGGTAGCGTCGGTGGTCGCTTTGAGTGTGCGCGCCAACTCGGCTTGCTGTGCGGTGTCCTCAATCGCCGCTTTGACAGATAGACCGGCGGCCGCCGTGAGGCCGGCAAGGGCGGCTGTGGCCGGCAGAAACGCTTGTTTCAATGCGTAGCCGGCTTTAGCGCCTGCGCTGTCTAGGCGTTGAAATTCTTTGACGGCTTTTTCGATGCCTTTTGGCTGGAACTCTGAGATGATAGGTACTTTGATTGCCATATCAGATTGCCTTCACTCGTTTCTCAATTGCTTGTTCCATTTCCAAAATTGCATCGTTGACACCTTGTTGAACGTCTTTGAGGTGCCGTTCAGCTGCAAGCCAGGCGATGCGTGACGCGTCACGTTTCATTTCACGGTTGATTTTGTCAATCATTTTTTGGCCGCGTTCCGCACCTTCGGAACCTCGACCGCGACCGTTTGCGCGCCCTGCAATGTCAACGATGCTGCCGGCCGGTGAACCATTAACAAGTTTGAGCAATGGAAAGATCGTCAGGTTTTTTTGGCGTTTCGTAGGACCTTTGTATGTGACTGTGATGCCTTTGCGTGCAATCGCAGGGTTCCAGCCGCCCTTCCATGTTCCCCAGTTGTCAAGCGGTGACGCGTCGGGCACAAGGCTTCGGGCTTCGTCAATCATTGGCTTTGCAGCCAACTTCATTTTTGCAAGAGTTGCTCGACGTAACGCAGGGTCAATTTCACCTAAGATTTTCAACATTTGTGGCACGCCGTACACCTCAACCGATGCAAGTTCTTGCATCGTTGGTTTTGGTGATCGTCTACCGGCGGCCATGTTTGTTGCGCTCTTTCACTACGTCATTTACGGTATAAAGGTCTTTCACGTCGAACTCTATGTGATGAGGCCACCAACCAACGGCAACTAGCAGTTCTGCTAGTGCTCGTCGGTGGGTGCCTCGTTGGTAGGGCGGTCGTCGCCTTCTCCAATCACTTCGAGTTTCACAACTTTCTTGACAAAATCATCAAACACGGCTGGCACAACATGGCCGGCTTGTTTTGATGATTCGTATGCCAGGTAGGCAAGGTCTTCCATTCCGATGCCTTGCGCTAGGTTGCTGGCTTTCGTTTTGAATTTTCTTTCCCATGCCACAATTGTGAACAGGTTGGTTTCTACCTGGTATTGGTCGTCTGCTGTGGTGACTTGAATATTGAGTTGCATTGTCGGTGCTTTCTATGTTGTTAGTTCAGGAAGTGGCCCGAACGTAGGTGCCGCCGGTGAATGACAGATCGATTGTCTGCAATGCGCCGAGTGCACCGTTAATTGGGGTGATGCTGCTGAGGTACATGCCGCTGAACGTGTACTCAGGGTTGTCGGCAGCTGCGGTGGTGCTGTCGGTGGCGTACACAACAACATCGGTTGTGGTGCCAACGAGCGCCGCAAGGTTTTCCTCGACCTCGCTGTTGCCATAAGCCAACATGAGCGTGCAGGTGACCTCATGGTTGCCGAGACCGGCGGTGTACTTGCGTGCGCCGTCAGCAAACGATGTTGCTTCAAGCTGTTCAAAGTTGATTGTGACGACCGCAGAGGTGCATTGGTCGCTGTAATCAACAGAGTTGATGAGCAAAGCCGGTTGGCTGAGCACGGTGGTTGTTGCCATTTCAGTTTCTCCTTGTTGAAACTCTGACCGTTAGGTCGTATGCGGGGATTTGTTGTTCACCGATCAGCGCA